ACCTTTTGTCCAACGCTCTTCTTGAAAACGATCAACTTGTTGTCTTAAAAATTTTAATTGTGACAGTTGAAACGGCGTTAATTCATCATCCATTTTATTCCTCCTATTCATATGGTGTTATTACCACATACTCCCACTTAGTGTCAAATGTTATCTCTACCTGTTTGACGCTCGTATTCGCCACGAGAGAATGGCCCATCCATAGTTCCGAGCCATCTTTCTGATCCTCCTGCGGTCATTGTGTACTTGCGAATTAAACCAAGTCTACATGCCTCTGTTACTGCGTCTCCCATAGTTGATGATTTTCCTGCGTTCTTGAGATAGATAACGCATGGCTCACCAGAGTTTGATTCTTTCACAGCATTGTATAATCCATCGCTACCACCATGAGCGACTGCACGACCTTCGTCCTCACGCATACGCACAAATTCTGCAATATGTTGCAGGCGATCACGAACTGTTGAGGACATAGCTAATGAGCGAATATCCATAGAGCGATCTTCTAACAATCCTGTGTCTGGGTTACGAATGAAGTGCCTAATCTCACGATTAGCTGGCCCGTTTGATTTAACAACCGCACCATCGAATACAGCGTTCCTTGCGTAATCCAATTGCAGATCACGACACCGCTGACGCCCTGTGCCTTCATCTACAGACCAGACGGCAAACGCAGAGCGCACGCCATCAACAATAGCAGATGTACCGCGAATAAGATTACGCGCCTGTTCTGGAGTTGTGACGGGATCGTTATCTCTAATCTTTGCCATGTGGTGATTGACCATGACAGTAGCGCCTGTTTCGGTTGCCATCTGTGCTAGTAGGCTCATAAACGCGGCACCCGCCGCTGGATCAGCATTAACATCTGCGTGAACAAACGATGCCATAGGATCAATTATGATCAGCTTTAACGTGTTCATTTCTAGCATCTGATCGTATATGCGAGAGAACTCTTCGCCCATTAAGTACGAGTTATCAAATTTCTGCATGATAGGAAATACACCGCCGAGGTTTGGCAATGGTAGAATACGCAGTTTATGCTCATAGTTTTCTCGGTATTTACTAGGATCGAGCCTAGAGATACGCCTGTGCATTTCGTCTTTGTCATCTTCCGCAGTGATTAAGATTACGTCACCATGCTCTGCAACTAGACCACCGAACGAGCTTTGCATTGATGCGCCAGATGCTACCTTCATGGCAAGATCGAGTGTCATCATGCCTTTACCGCTATCACCCGCCGCTGCAAAAACACATGGCACGCCAAGAGGTATTGTATCGCCAATAAGAAACTTCTGTTCTGGAGCCTTACCAACAAAGTATTGGTCGATCAAAAGCGTATCATCTAGCAGAGATATTTGCTTTTTAATTTTGTTTTCGTTCGACTTAATCATCTTATCAATGTCAAAATCTTCGTCTACAGCGTCAGCCGCATCCCATTTATCTGACTTTGTTGATGGTATCTTTAACATCAAAGTTGATTTGACGCCTGCCTGCTTGGCTTGAGCTTCAACGATTTGTGCCAGCTTCTTGCCAGCTTCATCATTGTCAGGCCACAGTATAAGTTCTTTGCCTGATAGCGGAGTAAAGTCAAACTTGTAAGCTGTGTTCTCAGAGAGCATCCCTGCACCGCCAATAGTGCATGTAGCTACATATCCTAGCTCATTAAGAGCGTCAGCGCATTTTTCGCCTTCAACCCATATAACTTTGTCAGCTTCTAAAATGTTCGGGATATTATACAATGGCCTTGGCTCTGGTATTCCTTGCCTACCATTCATGAACTGACGGAATTGTTTCTTAGGTTTTCCAGAGCTATCCCGAACAATTCCTCCAGTTGTATCCTGTTCGTAGTATTTTCTTACCGAAACTAGAACTACGCCATTGCTGTCAGTATATATGTATTCGCTTTGAAATGGGGTATTCGGGCCGATCTGTACCTTTTGCTCTATAGGTACAACTTTGTCCTGCTCCGGTGTGGGTAAATTGTTCGGCTTAACAATGTTTTCTGGAGGTGGAGCGTAGTCTTGTGTAACGTAATCTGAAAGTAAATCTACGGCTTCTTGTACGGACAGACCCCTTCCTTCTTTCAGAATTTTAAGAATACCACCAACACCGTCACCTGACTCAAAGTCTTTGCCGTTAAGAAACCAAGGACTGCTTGGATCAATGTTAATTCGTAAAGATTTCCCAGCTTCTCCTCGCAACGATCCTATGAAGAATTCTTTTCCACGAACCACGCCTTCTGGGTATGTATCTATCAATATTTGCAACTGCACGCTTCTAGGAACATCCCTAGAAATACGGTCTGCAATGTCCTTTGAAGACTTGCCAAAACTTAAAACATTCATTAGTTTACCCCTATCTACCCTGTCCTGCTCGTTTAATGTGAGGTGCCGCCGACCAAGCGCACCTCACATTTTTTTTATGACTTCCAGCAAGTCTCCCTAAACTCACAAAACTTACACAAAAAGAAATCTTTGCTCTGAGCAATACGCGGTAGAATGTCACCAGCTTTTGCCGCCGTCAATATGTTTACTGCTTTATCGCTCGCCGCTTGAGCAAGATTACCGTTATACGGCACAAGCTCATAATAAACTTCTGACGTATTTTTATTTACAACTGTGAACAACGCAGGGTTCTCATGAAGATCCATATAGGTCTGATATAGAGCTAATTGAGTAGCGTAAGTTAGATTTGCTTTGGTAACACCGTGACGAACAAANGCTTTAAACTTGCTGTCATTGGCTGATTTACATTCCCATAGGCTAGGATAATCCATAGCCACAGGCCCATCGCAAATAACTCCATCTATGTGTCCTTTGATTTCTCCGTCAGCGATTGAGAAGCCAAACTGCTTTCCGTCCTTATCTTCTGTTCTAAGGTCAAAACCAGCGTCTCTAAGCCACTTAGCGGTGTAATCCTCAATCTCATGCCCAAACTGAAAGATACGCAATGTGCGTGCCGTAAAGGCTTTGTCTGGGTCAATAGGATAGTTGAGATAACGATACTGTATTTTGCGAGAACATTCATCGCCAATACTTGAGGCACCAATGTAGGCGCGTCTTTCTCTCTTTGTCTCGTTCGCAACTATTGCTTGGTCTACTGCTTCCTTAATATGATCCGCTACCGGATCAGTTTTAGAATGGGATTGAAGTAGAGGGCCAAGTGCCTGTTGACTTAAAGTAGGTGTCTTCGAGTTTTCCAATGTCAATCTCCGCTGCTAGACTTTTTGATTCTTGTATGCCAAATATTAGTGTCTGCACTTGTTCTTCTGAAAGGTCAGAAAATCTTGTATTCCACCCAAATTTACTAAGTATGTGGGCCAACTCCTTCATGGGCTTTGGCGCTGTTGGTATATCGTTCAATGTATTGTCTCCTCGTTTAGCTCGAATAAATCTAAAATTTTATTCACATCTTCTGGGTCTGCGTTACTGTTCTTAAACCCAATACTCATAACCTCTTCGGATTCTATTATTACGCTTGCACTTCCAAACAGAATTTCTCGTTTTGTGTTTTCTATTTGTTGATTAATAATGTCGTTGGCAGTTGTTTGAACCTCTTCAAAGTCATTCAAATCTTTTACCCAACACATTACTTCATACTCGAAACTCTCAAAATTTTCTTTATCCTTCTCTGCAATCATTATGTTCATTTTAAATTTTGGCATCAGTCTTCATACGTTGCCGCCTTGGAACTTAACGACAGGCTCTGGTTCTGTCTTATGTGCCGATAGCTCCCCAGCGCAGGCTGAATATCCTGCAAGATCCAGATAATTCTCTGCGTTTTTTGGGTTGGATTTTTGACGTGCTATTTTTAATAGGCACATCATAATTGCTACGTCAGACGGATGGACGTGACGATCTAAGTAAATGCCCCAGAATTCTGCAATAGTGGTGAGATTATCCTCCATATCTCCATGCTCTGATGCTCGGTCAACATTTACCAATTGCTTGGCCGTATCTAAAATTTCTGTGCGTGTGTATTTAGTCATTTGCTTCTCCCTTTATTTTCTTTGCTTGTTTCATAATTAAATCGTCAATTGCTTCTCTGTTCCAGTAATAACTTAAACTGCAAGTGGCTTTGTACTTTGTCCAAGAGAAATCCATCATGTTAATTTGTACGCCTTTACTCGCCAAATGTTGCTTTTGAATTTCTGACGCTGGCTGATTTAACCAACGCTTAGTTTTGTTTGCTGCACTGCTGTCCTCTATCTCACGAAGAAAATCGTCTCCAGCGGCCATTGCTTGTACCTTACTGCCAATGGAAACTAATTAACTTTTTTATTCTTAGCTTTTACCATAGCTATCCAGTATTCTCCAACCTGACCAACTAATGTAAATCCACTAAATCCTGTAGCCATCATTGCGTTTCCCTGACCAAATGGGTCAATCCACATAAACGGAGACATCTTCATAAGATCATACTCAGTCATAACGAATGTGTCTAATTCTTCCTTAACCCTCTTGCGGAACTCATGTTCGCAAATTGGGCAGATACGAATACTAGATGGAACTTCGCTTCCACAATCCGGGCATATTTTGGTAGGAGCTTCGCCAGCTTCTGACTTTTCCTTACCGTCTAGGTTAGCTGTTTCGTCTAACCCACCATGCGTGATTATTGACGTACCAAAGTCCATAACAACGCAATCTGTCTTGATAATGTTTGGGTATAGCTCAGGGTCAAGAATGCGTAGTCCACGCCCAATCATCTGAACCATTGTTCCCTTCTGGGAGCATGGCCTTGTTAGGATGATGCAAGACACAGGTGGCGCATCAAANCCTTCAGTTAGGACTGCNACGTTTACAATNACTTGCAGATCACCAAACTCAAGATCGTGAAGCATATCNGCACGCTCTATTTTGTCTGTCTCACCCGTCAGATAGTTAGCTCTAACGCCGCCCATAATAAAAGCTGCGCAAACGTGTTCTGCGTGCGCTACAGTAGAGCAAAACACAACGGTCTTGCGATCCCCTGCCTTTTCCTTCCACTCAGTAACAATGCGATCATTAATGACCTGACGATCCATGATGGCCGCGACTTCTTCCATATCGTATTCTTTGCCGCGCTTTGTGACTTTATCGAGTTGTTCCCCCACGCCCAGATCAATGACGTAGCTTTTAGGACGTACTAAGAAGCCTTCGCGGATCAGAGTAGCCAAATCAATTTGATGTGCGCAGTTGTTGAAAATACCGCTTAGACCTTTACCATCGCCTCTGTTTGGCGTTGCGGTAAATCCTACGATCTCAGCCTTATCGTTGTCTTCCAGAACAGCGTTGATTACCTTTGTGTATGTAGGTGCCGCCGCATGGTGTCCTTCATCAATCACAACCATATCGAACTTAGGGCGATCTCGTAGGTTTTTGTCACGCGACATTGTTTGAATCATTGAGAATACAGCTTCGCCATCCCAATGTTTAACTGTTCCGTTAACAATGCTGGTTGTGATGTACGGGTTTACTTTCTGAAACTTATCTTTGTTTTGAGCAACCAGTTCATCACGATGCTGTATGATTAGAACACGCTTGCCTTCTTCGTGGCGTTTGCCAACTAAAGCAGAAAGCATGATTGTTTTGCCAGCGCCCGTAGGAGCTACGACTAATGTGTTGCTGTGTTTGTCTAACGCATTACAGGCGTCAGATACAGCTACCTCTTGGTAGGGACGTAATAACATAATAAAACCTATTTGCTAGAATAGTAAGTTGGGGGGTTCGCGGCCCAAGGCCCCCCTATCCTTGGTCTAGCAGGCGCAGAATGGCCCTGCCGCTAGATTATTGTTGCGCCCAAGAAGGTACTGCACCAGAGGCGGGTGGAGCCGCTTGTTGCTGTTGTCCTTGCTGCATCCCAGCCGCAGGAGTAGTCTGCGCTGGAATATTGCCTTGGGGCAAGAATTCTTTATTTTCAGGCGTTAGTGCGGCCATAAGCTGATTACTATCAGAATAACCGTTTGTGCCTTTCTTGATACCAATTTTCGCACAAATCTCCAATCCATTCAAGTCCATCATACCAGAGATATTACGATTTTGTTGGGCTTGTGGAGTTACGTCAGTAGCGCTGATATTTCGTGCGCTCTCAACGATTGACTTCAAGGTGCGAAGACCAATCTCTTTTGCAAGAGGCATACCGCTTGGCCCTTGCTTGTCTCCATCGACAAACACACTGTGCCAGAATTTGCGGCGATCATAGCTACCACCAATGATTGTGAACTCAAGGTTCATCCACTTAGCAGATGTACTCATGGATTTCTTAAACCATTGGCCTTGACCAAACTCAGGAACTTCGATGTCCCCCTGTTGAACTAGAACAACCGCACGAACCACAGAACCTTTAGGGATTAGTGTGAACTCTTGGTTTGGTGCGCTATCGTCTTTCGGTACATTATTTAAATTAAGCATTATACTTCTCCTTCGCCAGAAGTTTGAGTTGTCGGATTAACAAAGACTAATTCTTTGTCAGTTTTATTTGAGCCACTGCTCATCTTATCAATTAACTTTCCTAAGTGTGGCTCTTCTAGTGTGTCTAGTCTGCCAGAACGGTCTTTAGCTGGATAGCCCCATTCGTTCAGAGGTTGACATACAAAGGCACGATACTGTCCGTGATCCCCTGTTAATACTGACATTGTGATTACCTCGTCAACAATTCCGGGCAATTCACGGCCAGTTTTACTACCCTCAATTTGAAGGGAGTATTGCTTGCGTCCGTACTCGTCAGTAATCTCGTCAAGAATTCCAACAAAGATTACGTTCTTAGAACGGATGTGCTGAATGTGGGTTAGCCATGACATCATCTCACGACCATGCAAACCATACGCCGCACGAGTGTCTAGCTTACCAGAGCGATCAGAACGAACCTCTGGCTGCTGTAAGCACCACTGGAAGCACAAACGGCCTGCCACGGTGATTGAGTCCACAAACAACGTATCGTACTTCTGCCATACGTCTGAGCTATCCCCATACATCTGCGCCACATAATTGTAATGTGATTCGCTGTATGGCTGATCTTCTGCCAACGATGGGTTTGCTCCACCTAAGAAGCAAGCAAGGTCACGACACTCTGCCCATGTACGAGGACGAACGACATCAATAGGATGTCCCTCAATAGCTGTATCCCCTGCTTCCAAGTCCATGAACAAAGTTGTTGATGGATTAAGAGTGCGAGCAAGTGTGGTTTTACCCACACCGCTTGCGCCACAGACTACAATCTTGTGGCCTTTCTTTTCAGCGATACGCTCATCTGCTGTTATAATTTGTAGTGCCATTTTATGAATCCAATTCTACTTTGAAGCTACCAACTTCTGTGGTGCGGCAATCTTCTAATATCCGCTTTATTGCAGGAGGTGCGGCTGTGAACTTACGTTCCTCAACAGCAAAGGTAAGCTTGCCGTAATGCCTTGCGTCCTCCTCAGACAGTTTAGACAAAGCCTCACGAAGAAGCTCTTGGTCCCATGTTACTTTCTTGGAGACAACTGCTTTGATTATGTCGTTGCCATGAGAGATATTTACGGTACCAAAGTCTTCACCATTATAGCCAAGTAACTCTTTGGCTTTTGGTAGATATGTAGATGAGAGCTTCTCTTCTACTTCTTTCAACTGATCCTTGAGATCAGCCATAGATGCTTTTAGAACTTTTCTAACTTCAAATAAATCACGACTTTCCATGTCGTTTCCTTTCTGCTTGCTACTAGAGTCCCACTTAAAAGCATACAGTGTGGGGTAGTGTCAAGTGGGTTTTTTTAAAAATATTTTTTTATTTAGATAATTTTTTTTATTTTAGGTGTTGACATCCCACTTGGTATGGGATATAGTGGTATTAACACAGACGAAGGTTTCCTTCTATTTCTCTAATACTCTGAAAGGAGTACGCCATGCCTAATACCATTCCATTCGGGGTCA